TAGTTCGGGCATCTTTTTCCTCAAAGGAGCTTCTAACGGTTGCAGAGCCGTTTATCGTGTAACATTCAACGGCAACATTGCGGTAAGCGCCGCTGATGACGGTGGTGTTCTTGAGCCTATCAGTATTGCACTGACCATCAACGGAGAACAGCTTGGCAATGCCCTTGCTACGGTTACTCCTGCTGCTATCGGTGATTTCTTCAATGTTAGTGTCACTACATTTGTTGAGATTCCTTGCGGTTGTTGCGTGACCGTTTCCGTTGAAAATGTAAGTGATACGAGTGCAATTGATGTTACCAATGCAAACATCATCTTTGACCGTGTAGCTTGAGGAAGGAGGTTGGACTATGCACTACTTTGAAGATTTAAAAGACTTGCTCTGCATGGAGCTTGAAGAATATGCCGAACAGGGCAAAATGAAAGGCAAAATGTCTGCCGGCGATCTCGAAACCATCCACAAGCTCTCTGATACCATCAAGAACATTATGAAAATAAATGTGCTTGAAGAAGAAATGGGCGAAGAAGGCGGTTCTTCCTACGAAGGCGGTTACGAAGGTGGTTCTTCTTACCGCAGAGGTAGAGGTAGAAACGCAAAGCGTGATAGCATGGGTAGATACGCTCGTGAAGGTGCTTATTCTCGTGAGGGCGGATATTCCGAAGATGGCGGTTCTTCTTATCGTCGTGGCGGCTCTTCTTATGAGGGCGGTCAAGGCGGCAATATGGGCGGTTCTTCTCGTCGTGGTGGTGGCAACTCGTACCGTGGCGGCTCCTATCGTGGCGGCGGTTACTCTCGTGAAGGCGGTTACAGCCGTGAGGGTGCTAAAGATTACATGATGGATAAAATCGAAGAAATGATGGAAGAAGCCGAGAACAACAAGCAGAGAGAAGCCTTGCAGAAATGTATGCAAGCTCTTGAAAGGGCGTAATTGACCATGATTACCGAAAGGGAACTTTGCGAAGCAATAGAAGAATGCCTTACCGAGCCGATTACCGGAACGAAAAGAAGCATCTTAGCGGATTTAATCATTATCCAAGAACACCTTTTCGGTGAACCTCCAAGAGAGTTTGAGCCTATGATAATGGCATCTTACGCCGAGCCGCCGGCAGAACAGGCCGAAACAATAATTATGACTGATGGCGGCAGCGAGTTTCTTAGGGCGGTTGACGGAAGAAAATCACAGAAAGTTTGGAAACTTTTAGATGAACTCATGGAGGCGGTCAAGATTCTGCATCCACGAATGTATGAGGGTGTCCTTCTCAAAATTGCAAATCTTTAAACAATCGGGGGCTTTATGCCCTCGATTTTTTATTGCGATTTTATAAAAATATTTTTGAAAAGTTTTAGAAAAGTTATTGACACAAACACAAAAAAGTGTTATATTATAGACACAACAAAGGAAGGGAGAAACTGTTATGTTTAAGTGTTTGCATTGCCATAGCGTATTTGAGGAAGATGAGGTTTTGACTTGGGAAGAAGGCCACGGCTTTGATTGGGGATTGCAAGAAAAATTTTCGAGCTGTCCTTTTTGTGGCGGAGATTATGAAACGGCGGAACTGTGCGATGAGTGTTTAGAACACTTCACGGAAAATGAACTCTTTGAAGGTATGTGTGAAGAATGCGTTATAAATTCCATCAATTATGATGACTTCCTTGCCCTTTTGATAGAAGATAATTTTCTTGATACTTTTATGTTTAAAATGGTTTTTGAATCAATAGAACCGTTTGATTGCAGTGAAAAACTTTTAATGGAATTGCGCCAAATTTTTCTTAGAAAAAAAGCCGATGACATGATTTGTGGCAAAACAGAATTTCTCGATCTTTGCAAAAAGTTTGTTATAGAAGGAAAGTTTATTGGCGTTTCCGAATATGCCGAATGGCTTAAAAATAAGGAGGACAAATAATGAAAACAGCGTATGAAAATCGAGAGGAAGTAAGAACCACGGTAATTACTTTTCCTGTCAGCACTATCGAGAAGGCGGCTATCAAAGAAGCTGCCGACAAGATGGGAATGACGCTCAGTTCGTATTGTAGGTATGTTTTAATTTACGGAAAGGAGAAATAAAATGGCAGTTTTAGTCATGGTCTATGGGCAGAGTGGAACAGGCAAATCAACGAGCCTTCGCAATTTCAAGCACGAGGAGATTGCTGTGGTTAATGTTTCCGGCAAGCCGTTGCCGTTCCGTGGCAACATTAAGCCTTACAATTCCGACAACTACGGAAAGATTATGGCGGCAATCAAGGCAACCGATAGAAAGTCTATCGTTATAGATGATGCCACTTATTTGATGGTCAATGAGTTTATGCGAAACGCTAAACAGGTCGGGTTTCAAAAATTTACGGACATGGCTTGCAATTTCAATTCTTTGGTCGAACTCGCAGCCAGCCTTCCCGATGATAAGATAGTTTATTTTATGGGACACAGCGATCAGGCAGACGATGGAAGAGAACATTTTAAGACTATTGGAAAGATGCTTGATAATTATGTTACTCTTGAAGGTCGTTTTACAATAGTTCTTAAAACGGTAGTACAGGACGGCAGATATATGTTTAGCACTCAGAACAACGGTCAAGACACGGTTAAAAGTCCGATGGGATTATTTGATCAGCCGTTGATTGACAACGACCTTAAAGCGGTAGACGATGCCATCCGTGAATATTGGGGACTTGAAAATGGCTAACTTTGAAAGCGGTGTATCGTCTTACATTACCGGCAAAGCAACAATTATAGTAAATTTCCCTGTTGATGATAAAGGAAGGGCAGAAATCGCCTGCAAGCACTGCCCTTTCTTGTCAAGCAACGAAAGAATGTGTCAGCTTAATAAACAGCCTGTCGCATATCCAAGTAAATTTGTGGGCGATTTTTGCCCACTTGAAAAAATCGAATTGGAGGAACACAAATGAAAAAGTTTGACGTAGAAATCAAGAGGTCTGTTAGCAGTGATCCGCTTCCTGCCGGTGGCTATGTGGCGAAAATTCTCAACGCTAAGGTTGAAGAATATAATTGGGGCGATGTGCTTATAATTTCTTTTGATATTGCCGAGGGCGATTTCAAGGACTTTTTTGCTAATCAGTATAGAGCCAACACCAACGAGGACAAGAAGTGGAAGGGCAATTATCGTCTGACTGTTCCGCAGGAAGGCAATCAGTGGTATGAGAGTCAGAAGCGACAGTTTGGCAACGCTCTCGCTTGCATCGAGGAAAGTAATAAGGGGTTTGTTTGGAGCTGGGATGAAGTCGAACTCAAGGGCAAGCAGGTCGGTGTTCTGTTCCGCAACAGAGAATGGGAAATGAACGGAAATACTGGTTGGACAACCGAATGCTGCACTTTCGTGCCTGTGGATGATATCAGAGAAAATAAATTTAAGATGCCCAAGGATAAGCCGCTTGCCAATAAGCCTGTTGCCGCTGCTCCTGTTGCGCTTGAAGAAGTGGCAGATGACGATTTGCCTTTTTTATGTAATAATAAACCAAGAGGGATAAACATGAAAAATCTGCGTGACGAAACCCTTGAATTTTTATTTGAACACGGTAAAACATGGAATGACGTTATCGGCGTTTGTGGCAAGGATTTTAAAATCGAAAAAGACTTGTTTTTAAAGCTCTCAAATAAAATATATGATAATGGATTTGGCACACCAGAAGTGGCGCAAGACCTAAAAATTGTCGGTGCTGATTTTTGGATCGAACGGCATGAATATGATGGTGCAGAATGGTGGGAATATAAAACAATGCCAGATTTGACGAAAATGGAAATTAAAGATGTGGCAAGAGTTATGAGAGAGTGTGAATATTGGCAAACCGAATCGCTTGCCCTTCTCCAAACTGCCGAATTTGCGTGGTGATTAAATGACACCTTTTGAACTTGAGCAAACCTTGTCAACAATGACCGTGATAGTTGATAGCCGTGAGCATCCCACCAAGGAGGCAAAAAGGCGGTGGGATGCCTTCGGTGTTCCATATGTTATCGAAGGGTTGAAATCAGGAGATTATACGGCAAAGTTTACCTTGCCTGACGGCTCAACATACGATATGCGTGATGTGGTGGTTTGCGAAAGGAAAATGTCTTTGACGGAGATCTGCGGAAACTTCGGACAAAATCGTGATCGTTTTATACGAGAATTTGAACGTATCAAAGAATCGGGTGCAAAGGTTTATTTAATTGTTGAGAATGCTTCTTGGGAAAACGCTTATGCCGGCCAGTATCGTTCAAAGATGCACCCAAATGCTTTGATTGCAAATCTAACCGCATGGATGGCAAGATACAACGCTCATATCATCTTCTGCAAGTCGGAAACTGCTCCAAAACTTATTAAAGAAATTTTATACCGAGAAGCGAAAGAGAAGCTTCAAAGTTTATAAAAAAATAACTTTGGCGCACTGAAAATTTTACTAAATCTATTGATTGACACGAAAATCCATGTTATACTTTAAGAGTTGATAGTGTCTATGCCGAGACCCTATCGGCTAACTCCCATTAGAATACTATCAACAAGCATCCCTGTTCGGTGACGGCGGCATCCGTCATTGAATGGGGATTATCTTTTAAACGGAGCTTTGTATGAATTACGCTCAAGAAATTAAAGAAAGATTGACTTCGAGAGAAGTTTTTGAATATTACGGGTTAAGACCTAACAGGTCGGGGTTTGTCTGCTGTCCTTTCCATCACGAGGACACGCCATCAATGAAGATTTATGACGGAAAGAACGGATATTGTTGCTTTGGTTGCGGAGAAACAGGAGATATTTTCGATTTTGTAAGGAAATATTTTAACTTGAATTTCCATCAAGCCGTAGAAAAAATAAATTCTGATTTTTGCTTGGGTTTTCCGATTGGCGAAAAAATGAATCTTCGCCAGCGATTGGAAGCAGCGAGAAAATCATTTGAATTAAATCGAAAAAGAGAGCATGAACGAGAAGCCAATAATTTTCGATTACAAGCGTATTATGATGCCTTGGGGGAATTTATACGCCTTGACCGTCAAAAACGCTTGTATGCGCCAAAAAACGGCGATACGGAGTTAAATGCGCTTTTTATTGATGCTTTGCAAAACTTTGAGCTTTCAAAATACCGCCTTGAATGTGCTGAAACGGAGTTGTTCTTGTATGACCAAACAAAACACGCTGGTTAATATTCCAGAATTTACGGCAGACGAATTTTATAATTCTTCTGCGCCTTATGAATGGCTTTATCAATTCAAAGAAAATAAATTCCTTCTCCGTCAGCTTTGCGAA